ACGGTGCCGTCGCCCATCATCGCCCCGATGACCGAAACCATTTGGCCGACCATCGTGCGCACCGGAACGCCCGCGTTTTCGATGATCTCGTGGATGGGCCTGCCGAACAGGCTGGAGAGCTGGGCCGCCTCTTCAATCTGGAGTTTCCTGGCGCCGGAGAACGTCAGGCTTGAATATGCAACCCCTGTGCAGATGACTCGTAATTGAAGGTGGCCGGCGCACGGATGAACCGCCGCCCAAGCGTAGAAAACCCGCCTTTTGCACGTCTACCTTTCGGTAGAACCCTGCTCTCGCGAACAGGACGTGTGGCGGGTGTGTTGCAGGACAACAGGTAGAGGGTGGGCGGGCCTCGAACCCGCATCTACTCCGTACAGGGCATACACACCACAATGGCACCCCTGGTTTGGAGTCGCTGTCCCGCGATCAGCTACTGCACCCTCAAGGATGGCGGCTGTTAGCCCGGCTTGGCGAGAACGCGCCTCTTTGCCGGCTCATCCGGCGCGCATGCCATCTTTGCCAGTCGCCATTCTTGAAGGGGGAGGGTGGCCGGGAGCTGATCTCCGGCGCGCTCGCTTATCTTTCCATCCGCGAGCCCAGGTTCAGTAGATGTGCGCGCGCATCAGCCTGCGCATTCACCCTCAGGAAAAAGAGGATTACACCCCTGTTTGCTGCGCCTCTCGGTCGTTCGGCTTGTTGTGCAGCGGGGAAGTCCTTTTTGCATCGCCCCCTCTTTCCTGAAGGTGCCCCGTGTCGTGGGGCCGCCGCCGGCTTGCGCTCGGGGTGAACCAGACGCGAACGCCCGACTCGGTTTAGCAACGCCAGTGTACCACTGTTTCGTTTTCCTGCTCACGCTTCGTCCGTTTAGCCAATGCGGAGACGAAATAGCGGCATTTTTTGCGCACCAGTGGTTGCAAAGACGAAATATGGCGTTATGATCCAACCATGGCAACGTCGCCATGTTCGATGAAAGCACCATCCAATGAAGCGCGAAGTGATCAACCACACCACTGAGGCCGCATGGCTCGCCGACCGCCAGACGGTCACCACGTCCACCGAGGCCGCCGCGCTGTTTGGCGCCGGCACCTACGTCAAGACGATGTACGAGCTGTTCCACCTGAAGCGCGGGACCATCTCGTCCACCTTCGAGGGCAACGAGCGCACCCGCTGGGGCAACCGCTTGGAGTCGGCCATCGCCTACGGCGTGGCGGAAGACCTGGGCCTCATCGTCGAGCCGTTCAAATGCTTCATCAAGATGCCCGAGTTTTTCTTGGGCGCATCGTTCGACTTCAAGGTGATCGGCCTCGTTGACGGCCACGAAGAGAACGAAGCCCGCCGGATGTTCCGTGAGCACGGCCCGGGCATCATGGAGATCAAGTCCATCGACAGCCTCCAGTTCAAGCGCGCTTGGATTGATGACGGCGAGGTCATTGAGGCTCCGCTCCAGTATGAGTTCCAAATTCAGGCGCAAATGGAAGTCGCCGACATGGGCTGGGCCATGCTCACGCCCCTGGTCGGTGGCAACACCCCCAAGCCTGTGATCCGCCTGCGCGACCGTGACACTGGCGAGGCCATCCGCACCAAGTCGCTGGAGCTGTGGACCCGGATCCAGACCGGAACCGAGCCGGACCCCGACTTCACCAAGGACGCGGCCACCATCGCCCAGGTGTTCTGCGACAACGATGGCTCCGCCGTGGACCTGTCGCATGACGTGCGCCTGGCGGCCCTGTGCCGGGCCTACAAGAAGGCCGGCGCCGAAGAGAAGGCGGCCAAGGAAGCGAAGGACGCGGCCAAGGCCGAGATCCTGACCATCATCCGGCATGCCAAGTCCGTGGCCTATGCCGGCGGCAAGATCAGCGCAGGCACCAACAAGGAGAGCTTCCGGGCCTACTACCGCGACGAGAGCGAGCGCATCAGCATCTCGCTGTCCACGGTCAAGGCGGGCCACATCGAGGCGACCGTGCCGGCTTTCCGATCAATCCGAATCACGGAGGCAGCGTGATGGCCAAGAGCGAAACCTTCTTGCTGGCCAAGATGGCCGGCTGTGCGGCTGACGCCGACATCGTGCGCGTCGTGCGCACCTACCTCACCGAGAAGCGCGCCGAGGAAGACCGCGAGCTTCTCGAACAGACCGACGGTCTGAGCACCTACCGCGTCATCGCTGTCGAATACATCGACGACTGAACCTCCATCAACCTGTGTGAGTACCGCCATGAGCACCGAAATCACCACCACCACCGCCGCCGGCCCTGTCGCTGAGACCCGTCAGCGCCAGTCCCTCGTCAACCGCTTCGCTGAGAAGTACCACATCGAGCCGGCCAAGCTCCTCAGCACCCTGAAGGCCACGGCATTCCGCCAGCGCAAGCAGGATGTCGAGATCACCAACGAACAGATGGCGGCCCTGCTGATCGTGGCCGACCAATACAAGCTGAACCCCTTCACCAAGGAAATCTTCGCCTTCGAGGACAAGGGCGCCATCGTGCCCGTGGTGTCGGTGGACGGCTGGGCCCGCATCATCAACGAGCACCCGGCCTTCGATGGCTTGGCGTTCGTCTACAGCGACGAGATCGTGACCATGCCCTACGGCAAGCCCTGCCCGGCCTGGTGCGAGATCCAGCTCTACCGCAAGGACCGCACGCGCCCGACCATCGTTCGCGAGTACCTTGACGAGGTGTACCAGGAGCCGCGCGGCGAGAAACGCTACCCGGGCCCGTGGCAAAGCCACACCAAGCGTTTCCTGCGCCACAAGACCCTGATCCAGGGTGCCCGGATCGCCTTCGGCTTCGCCGGCATCTACGACGAGGACGAGGCAAACCGCATTGTCGAGGCCCAGGCCGTGGTGGTGCAGGATCCGCCCGCACCGGCCCCGGCGCCGCGCCAGGTGGAGCTGGGCAAGTCCACCCGCCTGTCCGCCATCATCGGCACCCAGCCCCAGGCCGAGCCCGTCACCGTTGACGCGGCCACGGGCGAGATCACCGGGCAGGAGGGCCAGGAATGAGCGCCGCCCTCCAGCGATTCCAAATCCGGCAGTTCCCGGATAAGACCTTCAGTGAGAAGGAACTCGCCTCGCGCTGGAAGATGACGGCGCGCACCCTCCAGAGCTGGCGGGCCAAGGGCATCGGCCCCCGCCACATCAGGATCGGCGAGCGGTCCATCTTCTACCGGGCAGAGGATGTCCGGGCCTACGAGGCCGCCAACCTCGTGGGCAAGCCCATGGCACCCGAAGGCTGGGACACCACCGTCAAGCGCGCCGCTGGCGCCCTGGATGTCCTGGCCACCCAGGCCAAGACCGAGAAGGCCAAGGCCACTCTTGCAACCCTGCGCGACGAGCTGCGCGCGCTGCTTCCCACCATCTGAAGGAGACCACCGTGTCCAACGAAACCACCACCACCGACATCGCCGCCCTGCCGCCCGCCGACCGCGCGCTGATCGTCCTCAACTCCACCAAGACCGAAGCGGATCTGCGCGCCATGGTCGAGGAGGCCGCCGGCATCACCGAGATCAAGGACAAGACCGGGCGCGAACAGGCCCACCGCATGGGCATGCGCCTGAAGACGGCGCGCACCATCATCCAGAAGACCGGCAAGGCCGCCCGCGAAGACGCCACCGCCTTCTGCAATGCCGTGCTCACCGAGGAAAAGCGCCTCATCGCCATCACCCAGGCCGAAGAGACCCGCGTGCTGGGCCTGCGCGATGCCTTCGACGAGAAGCTGGAGGCCGAGCGCCGCGCCGCCGAGGCCCGCCGCGCCGAGATCCTGGGCAAGATCCAGGGCATCCGCGACCTGCCGACGGCGCTGCGCAGCGCCAGCTCTGCCGAGATCGCCGCCGAGCGCGAAGCCCTGGCAGCCTTCGAGCCCTCCGCCGACGTGTTTGGCGACCTGCTGGACGACTGCAAGGCCGCCATGGCCGAGGCCTGCACCAAGCTGGACGAATTGCACGGCCAGGCCGTGGCCGAGGAAGAGCGTGCCGCCGCCGCCGAGGCCGAGCGCCGCCGGATCCAGGAGGCGCTGGCAGCCGAGCGTGCCGCCATGGAAGCTGAGCGCGCCGCCATGGAGGCCGAGCGGGCCCGCATCGCCGCCGAGCGTGCCGAGCTGGAAGCCCTGCGCGCCGCTGCCCAGCGCGCCGCCGAAAAGGCCAAGGCCGCCGAAGCGCTTGCCGCTGCCCCGGCTGGTGCGGAAACCGAACCGGCGGACGAGCTGCCGGAAGACGTGACCGCGATCCACCCCGAGTCCACCATCGAAGACGAGCTGCGCGGCGACGGCCAGGAAGAGCCCGCCGACGTTGAGCTGATCCAAGGCGAGGTCGGCCAAGTCGATGCCAGCACCACCGTCGCGCCCACCGACTGGCGCATTCGCTCCTTCGCGCTGCACACCGCCGCGCAGTTCGACGCCTTGGCCGCCAAGGTGAACCAGTGCGGCTTCACCGCCTTCGCTGATGAGCTGGGCGCCGTGGCCGTGAACCTGCGCGAAGGCTTCCACGATGCCGCGCTCGCCAAGGCCGACGCTGAGGCCCTGATCGCCGCCGACAACCTGCTGGTGGACGCCACCATGGAAGCCATCGACGCCCTGCGCGGCGACCAGCTCGCCGCCTGATCCCAACGATTCCGACGCCATCGACATCGGGCGGGCCTGCGCGCTTCAGTCCGGCGACTCCAAAGCCACCGTGCGCTTCAAGAACCACAGCTTGGACGTGGATGACGTGGCCATCACCACAGGCGAGATCACCCCGGCCATCCTGGGCATCATCGAGGCCATGGGCGGCCAGTTTTAACCCCTCTGAGGAGACCCCATGAAATTCTTTCTGAACCCCGACCAAGTGAAGCTTGCCGCTGGCGTTCTTTAAAGGCAATGCCACGGACTGGCCAAGGCCAGCGGCTGGTGGGTGGACATTTCCACCGGGCGCGACCTGACTGCCGGCGGCTATGCCTACATGCGCGGCGAGCCCGGATCGCTCCGGGTGAGCCAACTTGCGATCACTTGGGCCAGGACTCGACCAGCTTCTTGTGCCGGTCCTGGCAGACTTTGTAGGCCTCGATGGTCTCCAGAGACCACTTGAGCATCTGCCCGGATGTGCCGTCAGTCGGCGCGCTCAGATCCTGGCACGGCTGACGCAGGTTTGCCGGCGGAGGGGGCAGCGCCGATGGCGCGGGCAACGAGGCGCATGCCGTCAGATTTAAGTACGCACAAGCCAATAAACAGATGCACAATTTCCGCATGGCAAAGCTCATTGATCAGGCCACTCGATTGAAGTGGCAGCGTCGAAGCAAAACCTCCGATACGGCACGCCTATTCAGTCTTTGAAAGCTTCGCCGGATCAGCAATCGCCCTGTTGATGATGTCTATCCCATCCTCGTCAAGGCAAACATTCTTGTAGACTGGCTTTTCAACCACTCGCGCCACGTCCCGGTAGATGGTCTTGAACTCGGTGCGGATCTCGGCCTTGGCCTGCTCGTGGCCCTCGCTGGCCTTGTCCGCCGTCTTGGCGTTGGCCCGGGCGGCCTCGCGCTCCTGCTCCAGCCGCGCGGCCTCGCGCGCATCGAAGCGCCAGCCCTGGATGGTCCAGGCGCCGGCAGCGCCCAGGCATGCGGCCAGGGCGCCCACGACGAGGTGGCTTTGCAGGCTCATGCTTCCGACTTGCTCAGATCGCCGATGGTGGCCACCTTGGCATGCGGCAGGATGGAGCCGGCGGGCTTGCGCCATGCCGTCACCCTGCTCGCCAGGAACCACGCATCATTGACGGAATCGTTTTGGTTCCCGCCCAGCAGGCGGACCATCTTGCCGTCTTCAGAGACTCCGGTGACGATGGCGACATGTCCGCCGCCGTCGCGCTTGAGCACTGCCACGGCGCCGTGCAGCGGGCAGCCAGCATCCTCACCCCAGGTGGCCCATGATAGGGCGCTGGAGTAGGCCTTGGGAAGCGTCAGGCCGGCTTCCTTGCAGCACCGCGCCACGAAGGCGCCGCACCAGGGCAGCTTGGAATCGTCCTTGCCGTAGGTGTCCCAGAACCAGGAGCCGCCAGGCAGACTCAGCCAGGTGTCGCGGATCCAGGCATTGAAGCCGGGCCCGGGAACCTCAGTCTGTCCCACGTACTTGCGCGCGATTTCGACGAGATCGGCCATGTCAGAACCTCTTCAGGAATTCTTGGGGGATGCCCTGCCGCCAGTGGGCAGAGGTGACGACTTGCAAGAGCACCACGGCGGCCAGCAGCGAGACCGTGATCCAGTCAGGCCGCCAGCCCCAGGCCAGCGGGGCAAACATTGAGACACAGGCCACGCACCCCTGGATCCAGAAGGCCAGCAGCACGTCTTTCTTGACGCGCCGATCGGTCTTCACCGCACGGCAGAAGCATGTGTAGAACAGGGCGAGAGACAGGAACTCGTGAATACCCAGCATGATCATTTCTCCTGCCCCCCGCTGGAGGCGCCGCCGAACGCTCGGACGAAGGAGGCCATGCCGTCTCTAAGTGCTTTGAAGACTGGCGACCATCCATTGCCCATGGCGCCGATGAGGAAAGCGACCACCGCCATGCCGTGGACGGCGGGCAGCGAATACTTGGTTTCGAGATACCAAGCCGCCGAGCCGGACAGGAAAACGGCGGAGAAGACGATACGGAAGAGGAAGGCCGCGCCAGCTCGCCGACTCGGCAGCACCATGGTGGACAAGGGCCACAGCGCGCCGGCAAGGGCCGCCATGACAATCACCGCATACTGCCCTGCCATCGGCCCAAGGAGGGCGATCAACAGGGCAGTGATGGAAACACCGCTCGTGGTTGTGGGTTCAGCCATCTGATCCTGCCGTTTCGTTTCTGAACTGGCCGGATTGTAACGACGGCGGTTCGATCTTGAAACCATGGTTGTTACTTAAAAGCGGCGATTGCATCGCGGTAAAGCGCCTCTTCTTCCTTCTCCAATGCTTTCAGCTTGGCCCGCTTCTCCGCCAGACCGAGTGTCTTGTCCGCGTTGACATCGACCATCTCGTCACGGATCGCGGCTGCCGCCTTGTTGGTGCGCTTGATCATGTCGTCCAGGCCCACGAGATCCGCCTTGCCCGGCTGGGACAGGATCTTGTCCGCTTCCTCGCCGTCGCCCGCCTTCTTGGCCTGCTTGAACTCCTCGGCTGCCGCTCGGGCCTCCTTCACCAGGTCGTAGTAGCGGCCTCGGATCGCCTTCACGTCGTTGGGCTTCAGGAAGTCTTTCACGAGGGGAACGTCTGAGGCCTCGGCGCCACCACCCTGCGCGCCGATGTTGGCCAGGCCAGCCGAGTCCGTGATGAACTGGCCCAGGCCACCCGTGTAGGTGCGCCACAGGAGCTTCAGTGTCTCCGGGCTCACCTTCGTGATGTCGTTCTCGTACTTGCCTGCCCCCATGGCCTCGCCCACAGCGGCCATACCCTGGGCCGCCACGTCATAGGGCGACCCCTTCGTGCCACGGGCCATCTTGAGGTTGTCGGGGCGGTCCTTGGTGAGCTCGTTCTCCGGCACCACCTGGCTGCCGAAGGTGTTGCGGTTCGCGGCGATCTGCATGCTGGGCTTGAGCACCGTGGGCGTCATGGCCATGGCCAGGTCCATCGGGTGGTTGTCGCTCTCCGGGTTGAAGGCGCCTTGCAGAGGGAAATAGGAATCCAGGAACGAGGACACGATGCGCCCGGCTGCCGCCATTTTTCCCTTGCCGTCGCGCCGGGCCTCGGCCATGGCCACGCCAAAGGCGTAGAAGGGCGCGAACTCCTGCGACACCGGCACCTTCACCGTGGACGTGCCGGCCTTGATCATCATGTTCTTGGATCGGCTTTCCCAGCTCTCGCCCAGCCAGCGGTCAGGGTCGTCGTCCATGCCGGAGGCGCCCAGGTAGAACCCAAGCGCGGCCAGCGTGCCCAGGGCGGCCCAGGCCTGCGCCTTCTTCGGGCCTTTGGCCAGCGTCTTGATGGCGTTGGCCGTGCCTTGGATAGCCGGGTTGAAGAACAGGTAGATGGCGCCCAGGGCCGGTGTGATCGCGCCCTTGCGGTCGAAGTCCACGGTCACGCTCTTGGCGGCCTGCGCCGACTCGCCCGGCGTCTTGCCCTGGTCACGCATGGCCATGTAGAGCGCCAGGCGCAGGCCGTTCTCCGTGGCTGTGTTCATCACCTCAACAACGTGCGCCATGCCGCCGACGATCTTGCGCCCAGCGATGAGCGCGGCCTTGCCCGGCTTCTTGTCCTTCAGGTAGCCGGTCGCGCCGTAGGCGTCATCGAACAGGCGTTGCAGCGTCTTGCCCTGGGCCTCCAGGTCCGACATCCAGGAAGCGCCCGTCTTGCCGCCGTGCTGGCGGTACTCTTGGAGCACCTTGCCAGCATCGGTGTCCGGCACGCGGCCCGTCGCAGCGTAGGACATCAGGGCCGCCATGGCCTTGGGGTAGCTGGCCCAGGCCTTGGCCGCCGTGACACCGCCCTCGTTGCCCAGCATGTTGATGGTCCCGGTCATCGCATCCCGGGCCGTGTTGCGGATGATGAAGGCTGGGTTGTAGCCGGTGTAGATCTTGGACAAGTAGCGGTTCACGCCCCGCATGATCTCCAGGATGGGGTGCATCTGGCCGGCATCGAGCCGGCGGAGCTGGCGGGCCAGCGCCTCGTCCTTGATCTGGATGCGGGTCATCTGCCCATCCACGTAGACGGGCACCTCGTTGTCCTGAAGCGGCTTGATGAACTCGCGGACCTTCTCGCCCGCGTCCACGATCTTCAGCTTGCCCACCGGATCCTTGATGCTGTCCACGTAGGCCTCGGCCTGCGAGTAGCTCTTGAAGTCGGCCACCGGCTTGCCGTCGCGCTCCACCACGAACTTCTGCTTGACCGTCTGAATGATGTAGTTGGAGGGGCTGTCGGTGCGGCCATCCACCCAGGCCTGAGCCTGCTGCGCGCTGTCGAAGGAAGCCACCACCTCGCCGTTCTTGACCACATCGAAGGCCTGGCCGGCCACGTAGCGGCCCTTGGGCAGGACACCCACCGTCCACAGATCGCTGTCGGCGTTCTCCAGGGCCATCTGCAACAGGGCCTGGCGGGCCAGGTTCTTCTCGCCCACCACCACGGCCTGCTGGAAGTCCCGCGCGATGTTCTGGAGGATGAACTCCTCGCGCTTGTCGTGGCCCATGGCCCGCTTGATCTTGGGCCCGTACTCGCCGTCGCCCTTCAGCGGCACGTAATACTCGTAGCGCGTGGCCAGTCGGTCGAAGGATTCCTGGTCGATGAGGCCATAGGCCCGCTTCATTTCCAGCGTTGCCCGCGCGATGGCACGGGCCTCGTCGGCCAGCTTGTGCAGCTCCCGGTTCCGGCTGTTCTTCTCCAGGATCGCAGCGGCCTCGTCGTTGGTCATGCCGGATCCGCCGTCCGGCATGTCGTCGTTGATCTTGGCCACCGCCTCGTTGCGCTCCTTGGCGTGCATGGCATGCAGGAGCTCGGACAGTTGCTCCATGGTGTGGCCCGACTTGGCCAGCTTTTCCATGAGCGGGCCCGTCATCTGCTTCTCGAAGTCCTCCAGGCGCGCGGCGATGCGCCCGGGACGCTGGGTCTCGGCGCCGTAGTAGTTGGCGTACTCGGGGACCGGCGCGCCGGTCAGCTTGGCGATGCGCTCTTGCACCTGGCGCACCCGGTTGAAGTTGTCCTGGATAGATGCCTGTACGCGGCGCAGGAAGCCTTGCGGTGGCGGCGTCAGGCCGGCGTCTTCCTGGGCCGGCTCGGCGCGGCTGAAAGCGGCTCCACCCATGTCCATCTCGTCCTTGGTGCTGCGCTCCACGTAGGCACGCGCCGGCAGGATGAAGTTGCGGATGATCTCGTCGTCGGTGAGCTCCAGGCTGGCCAGGCCCGGAATGTGCTGGCGGACCCAGGTGCGGATGGCGGCCACGGCCCGGCGCACGAAGCCGATGCCGGGCGTGTTCTGCGCCATCACGGCCAGAACCTCCTCGGCGGCCACCAGAAGGTCGGCCGGGTTCTTCGGGTCCAGCCCGTACTGGCGGGACTTCTCCAGCACGTCCTTCTTGCGCAGCGCGACGATCTGTTCGAGCTTCGACTTCAGCGCCTGGCCGAAGGCCCCGCGCAGGCCGTAGTGCCCCAGCACCTCATGGAACAGCACCCGGGCGGCATCGCGCGGGGTCTTGAGCCTGGAGGAGATCAGGTAGGCCGTGCCCTGGTAGAAGAAGCCCTCCGTCTCGCCGAAGGCGCCTCCGCTGCGCTGGCGCTGGTCTTCCAGGCGCACGCGCTCGGGAATGATGGGGTCGTTCATGTCGAAGACCACCACCACCTTAGGGCCGTTCTCCCAGCCCGCCGATGCGCTGTCGACCACGCGCTGCACGGCGGCATTGGCCCGGGCGATGGCCTCCGGCGAGAAGCGCGGGCGGATCGCCTCCTGGATAGCCGTGCGCTTGAAGGCCGGCGAGGCCTCGGCACGCTCGGGCAACAGGCTGGCCAGGTTCTGCACCAGATAGGCTTTCAGCGCGGGCTTGCCGCGCACCACGTCACCGTTGGGGAAGGTGTAGGAACAGGTCACAGGACGCTCCCGGAATGAAGTTTGCGCTTGGCCTGCAAGTAGGCCTCATGCGCTTCTATGTCGGTGGCGAACGTTCCGAGATGGCGACTCTTGCCGTCAATCCTGATCTGAGAATACCAACGCCCAGATTTTTTTTCGTAATAGACGCCAAGCAACCTGGTGCTAGTTTTGCATTTATGGGCAACGCGCTGGTTTTGCATGTTGATGTTTTGCGGCACATCTCTGAGGTTGCAAAGCCTATTGTCGTCTCGGATACCGTTTATGTGGTCGATCTGACCAGTTGGCCATTCGCCATGCACGTAGAGCCATGCGACGCGGTGGGCCAGATACTGCTTTTTGTGGATGGCGACGGAGCGATATCCGTTTGCGGTTTTCGTGCCGACTACCGATCCTTGCTTTGACCCTCGTCTCTTTGTTCGATGCAGGAAGACGCCAGTTTCAGGGTCGTAATCCAGCAGCTCTCGCACCAGTTCTGCTGTCAACGTCATGCTCAGGCGCCCATCTCTTGGTCGATCAGCAGGATGGCGGCCTCGTTGTCGCCGGCAAGGTCCAGGCGGGCCAGCAAGTCGCCGTACTCACCAATGCTGGTGCGCTGGATCTCGATGAAGGGCAGAAGCGCCTGTTGCACCATGGGCGCGTCGGCGCAGGCCTTGAACCACCGCTGGTAGTCCATGCCGAGCTGCATCTCGGTCTCGTAGGCGATCTCCACGGCATCGCGCAGGCTGCTCACGCGCTCGTCGCAAGCCTCCAGCATGGGCACCTTGGCCACCGTGCCCATGTCGTTCATCAGGTCGGCCAGCTTCTGGTAGTGGGTCAGCTCGTCGGCGGCCTCGGCGGCGAAGTGCTTCTGCGCGCCGAAGTAGCCCAGGCGCTGCAACTGGTTTGCCAAGTGCCGGTACAGGTGGGAAGCGTAGAGCTCCGACTGCACGGCCTCGTTCAGCATGGCCTCTGCTTGCTTGGAGAGGAGGTTCTTCAGCATGTCAGTCCTTGTTCAGTGTCAGCACTTGATGTCCACCAGGCCCTTGTCTTCCAGCTCGCCCAGCAAGTCCCAGAAATTCTGGTCAATGTAGGCGATTTTCTCACCGTCTTGCATGCCGGCCAAGGAATCGAGCGCGCGCTTGCGTGTGAGGCCACGGCCCTCCAGGGCCTCGAAGATCGGCTCCAGAGAGCTGCGGCTCATGGCCGGCGCTTCGCCGTCGGTGGCCTTGGGCGCTTCCTTCTTCTTGGGCTTGAGCTGCTCGATGATCTCGGCGTGCCGGGCCTTGGCCTCGGCCAGCTCCTGGCCTTGGCCCCAGGGCTTGAGCTGGGCCTCCAGCTTGGGGATGTCGGCCCGGTACTGCGCTGCCTTGTCCTGGGCCTTCTGGGCGTCCGCCGGGATGCCCTTGACCGTGTTTTGCAGGCGAAGCGCCAGGCCGGTGGTGGCGGATCCGGGGTTGGCTTCCACCTGGTACTGGCCTTCGCCGTTGACGGTCAGCACGGCCTTCTTGGTCGCTCCCATGGACGTGTCTTCCACGCGCAGCGTGAAGCCGCCATAGGTGCCGAGCTCGCGGCTGTCCTCGCCCGCCTTGTGCATCGCATCCACGGCGGCCAGGATCGCTTCGCCGGCCTCGCCGTGCTTGTCGAAGACCTGGTTGCCGATGGTGACGACGAACTCCTTGGGCACCTTTGGCGCGTCCGCCTGCATGATGGCGGCCTCGCGGTCGTTGCGCTTGGCCAGGTCTTGGCTCAGGCGGACCCGGTCCTTGATGCGGAACTGCTCGCGCTGGTGCTCGGCCTGCTGGTTCTCCATCTTGCGGATGGATTGGCGCAGGCTCATCTCCTCCAGGATCAGCGGATTGCCTGAGCTCGCGGCCTTCATCTCGGCGGAATTGGCGGCCTCGCCGGCCACGTCTTCCACCTCGCGGGTGTTGCCGGCGCCCTTGCGCACCTGCTCGATGAAGCGGGCCTTGGCCTCGATGGTCTGCCACATGCGGCTGTCCAGGGTTTGCTTCGTGGCGTAGCGCAGGATGCCCACCTCGAAGCCTTCCGGGTTGGCCTCATACAGCTTGTTGCCCTGGCGGATGATGCGGCCCTCGCGCTGCTCCAGGTCGGAGGGGCGCCACGGCGCATCCAGGTGGTGCAGGGCTACCAGGCGCTCTTGCACGTTCATGCCGGCGCCCATCTTGGCCGTGGAGCCGAACAGCACGCGCACGCGGCCCGTGCGCACCTTGGCGAACAGCTCTTCCTTCTGGAGCTCGGTGTTGGCGTCGTGGATGAAGGCGATTTCCTTCTCCGGGATTCCACGGGCGATCAGCTTGGCCTTGAGGTCGTCGTAGACGCTGAAGTCGCTGTCCAGCGCCAGCAGCTCGTCCGGGCTCATGGCGTCCAGCTTCTCCTGGGCGGCCTCGTCGCCTTCCTCGGCCAGGCGCACCAGCTCGCGCAGCGCCGCCGCTTCCTTGGCCTTGGCGGCCTTGGGCGTGCTGAGGTCGATGAAGACAAGCTGCGTGCCATTGTCCTTCCCCCACTTGTCGTAGGTGGCCTTGATGTTGTCCGCAGCGATGTTGACCTTGGATCCTGGGTTGTCGGAATAGCTCGGATTGATGAGGCGCATGTCGAGCGCGGCCTTGCGGGCGTCCGACATGATCTTGAGCATGTTGTCGGCGCCCTTCTCGGCCTTCTTCGGCAGGTTCTCCGAGCGCCACACCAGCGAGCCTTCGGGGTAGATCTCCACCCCGTTCTCGTCCACGGTCGGCATGCCGATGTAGTCGGCCTGGTCCTGAGAGCGGGCCACCACCACGTTTTCGGGCTTGCCCGTGGCCACCTTGGGCACAGGCAGTTTCTTGCCCTGGGCGGCGAGCTGGCGGTTGATGTCGTCGCGGTTGATCACGTCAGCGAACGACTGGTACCGCTGCATCAGCTCGGGCATGTTGACGAACTTGGCGAAGCGGGAATTCCGCTTGTACTTGCCCGACGGCGAGAGCTCCCAATCCGTCACCACCTCGCCGAAGGTCTTGGCCCAGGCGTCGAAGTGGGCAATGCCCTGGTCCTTCAGCGTCTGGTAATCCAGGTACCGCTGCATGGTGTACATCTCGGCCATGGTGTTGGAGATCGGCGTGCCGGTGGCGAAGACCACGTTGCGCCCGCCGGTCCGGCGCAGCACGGACTGCACCTTCATGAACATGTCGGCGGCCTTGTTGGAGCCGGTCGGGTTGCCCAGGCCGGCCACGCGCTGCCTGCCGGTGGAGAAGCCCAGGTTCTTGAACTCGTGGGCCTCGTCCAGGAACAGGCCATCCACGCCCAGCTCGCTGAAGTAGAGGTTGTCGTCCTTCGAGCCGGTGTCGAAGAGCTTCTTCAGCTTGGCTTCCAGATTGGCCTTCTGCTTCTCGATCTGCTTGACGTTGCGGCTGCTCTTGCCCTCGGCGGCTCGCATGAGGGCGAGGGAACTGTCCATGTCCTTGATTTGCTGCTCGATGAACTCGGCCTGGAACTCGGGATCCACTTCCACCTTGCCGAAGGAGGAGTGGGCCACGATCACGGCATCCCAATCGCCCGTGGCGATGCGGGCGAAGAGCTTCTTGCGGTTGTTCTTCTCGAAGTCCTTCTTGCTGGCGGCCAGGATGTTGGCGCCCGGGTAGAGCTTGATGAAGTCGGCGGCCCACTGCTCCACGAGGTGGTTCGGCACCACCAGCATGGGCTTCTTGGCCAGGCCCATCCGGCGCATCTCCATGATGCCGGCGATCATGGTGAAGGTCTTGCCGGCGCCCACAACGTGGTCCAGCAGGGTCGTGCCAGACTGCAACATGCGCCACACGGCGTTGGCCTGGTGCGGGCGCAGCTTGATAATCTCGTCGCCCACCTTGCCCGGGAAGGTCAGGAGCGCGCCGTCGAACTCGCGCTGCACGTCGGTGTTGAAGGTGTCGTTGTAGATCCGGCTCAGGCGCTCGCGGCGGGCGTCGTCGCTCCAGATCCAGTTGCGCCACTCGGCATTGACCTTCTCCACCTTCTCGTTGGCGGCGGAGGTGGCAGCCTCGTTCAGCGTGCGGCTGCCGTCGCGGTGCTCGTCGTAGACCGTGATCTGCTTCTGGTTGGCGGCGGCCTCCAGGATCTTGACCACGTTCACGCGCTCGGTTCCCCACTGCGTCGCGGCGGAGGAGGGCACGCGCTCAACGCTCAGGGACCAGCTTGCCGTGACGGGGTTGTAGACGGCCTTGGCATTCTGGCCTTCCGTCACCTGGCCGATGAAGGCCTGCATCACGTCGGCGGGCACCCAATGCGAGCCCGTCTTCACGTCGATGTCTACGGCCTCGATGTCCGCCGGCTGCACGGCGCGCAGGGCCTCCACGTTCTTCTCGAAGCGCGGCATCTTCTTGGCTAGCTCGATGGTGAGCGCCAGGCGCTGCTTCACGTTGCCGGACAGGTACTCGTCGCGGGTCACGAAGTCGCCAGGGATCACTTCGAAGATCAGGCCATCCAGCTCGCGGGCGATCACCTCCGGATCCTTGCCGTAGAGGTCGGCCATGTAGTCGAGGTCAACCCGGCCACGCTCGGCCAGCGAAGCCACCAGAGCGTCCTTGGCAGTAGAGGCCTTCTCCGGCGCCTTGTAGGGCGACTGCGTGCGCTTGAAGAAGATCGCGGCCTTCTTCGCCGATGCCGCGCGGGCCTTTTCGCCCGTGGTCTTGGCCACGGCAGCCGACACACCCTTGTCGAAGTCGTCTTCCAGGGCGGCGAGCTGCGGCCAGGTCGGATCGTCCCGCATCAGGCGCTTGTTGACGTCCGCGTTGATCGGGCCATGCTCCTTGACGAAGGCGTCATAGGCCTTGTTCAGGCCGGCGCGGGCATGTTCCAGGGTCTCGCTGGCCACGCCATCAGTGAGCTGGAGGCCGCGCACGGCCACCAGGGCATCGCGGATCTTCAGCATGCCGGAGACGCGCTCCTTGGCCTTCTCGCTTGGGAAGGTGGCGGGCGCGGCCTGCTGCTGGCCCAGCATGTCCTCCTTGCGTTCGAGAATCTGGCCACCCTGTTCGAAAAGCGAACCAACCTTGACGTGCGAAATGTCGTTCAGCGGCTGGATGGTCTCGCGCACCGGTTCAGCCGTGGGCGCGTCCATGAAGGCCTTGGGCAGGCTCTTGACGGCTTCACGCAGGAGGGCAGGGGTATCCTGGCCGGGCCTGGCCACCAGGGCGGCATCCTCGGCGCTGTACATGCTGCCGAACTGGCCGAACTCGCCCAGCATCATGCCGGGGTTGCGCACGAAGTATTCGTTCAGCGCCACCCGGTTGCCGTTCTTGTCGGCCACCTGCTGCACGTTCATCCAGGAGTGGCCCTTGGCCTCCTCGCCTTCCTTGAGCTTGCGCAGGAAGATGATGTCCGTCGTCACCTGCGTGCCGGCGTTCTTGGCGAAGGCATCGTTGGGCAGGCGGATGGCCCCCAGGAACTCGGCGCGCTCGGCGATGTACTGGCGGGCCTTGTCGCCCACGCTGTCCAGCAGGCGGTTCGTCACCACCATGGCCAGCACGCCATTGGGCTTCACCGTGTCGATGCTCTTGGCGAAGAAGTAGTTGTGGATGGAGAACCCGCTGATCTTCTTGCGGGCGCCGTCGTAGATGGACTCGCGCCCGAAGGGCGGGTTGCCAATCGCCACGTCGAAGTGGTTGTCAGGCGAGGCCAGATCCTGGAAGCCCACCGGGGCCTGGATGTTGGCCATCGGGTAGAGCTGCTTGGCGATGCCGCCCGTGATGTGGTCGAGCTCCACGCCCGTGAGCTGGCTGGCCGAGCGCAGGGCCGCCGGCATCAGGCCGAAGAAGTTGCCCACGCC